ATGGCGAATAACGAGGATTATGGAACTTTAAATAGTTATGATAATTCCTATGACAGTATTACCGTTGGTGGAACAGATTATATTGTTATGACTTATGAAAAATAATTTACTGATAACAAAACCTTTATTATATTTGTTTAAATGGCAAAAAGAAAAAAAAACAAAGGTATTGAATTTGTAATGGAAACCGATTGGTTATTTGAAAAACCAATTGATCAGGAACATAAAGAATATAAGTTATTGAGTTACTTCCAAAAAATGGGTGAAAAACTTGATAATATGGAATTATATCCCGGGTTTATTGAAATATCACTTCATTTGGCAAGTATCCAAACCCTAATTAAAGACAAAAAATTAATCTATACTGATAAGAAGTTTGACACTATTGATGATGAACTTCTTGTTAAAGATTTGAAGATTAAACAAATTCCTGAAATGAATCAGGAAGAATCCCAAGAATTTAATAGTATCTTGAAATTCTCCGCACCAAGAATGATGGAGTATTTCAACATTGCAAAATCTGTATGGGCGGTTGTGTTTGACACAATTGAGGTTAAAATTAAGAAAAACAAAAAAAATCTATTAACAAATAAAGGTTATTTTTTCTATTACGAAAAGAAAACAAATAATCTATATGTTTGGGAATACAATGTAACTCCAGCATCAAGAGGATCAATGGAGAAAAAAACCCTCGTTAATTTAATTTATTCGGAACCAAAAGGTAAGTTGACAATACCAAAAATAATTAATACACTTTCTCAATGGAGTGATGAAGTGGAAAGATCAACATTACCCGTATTTGAAATGAAGTGTAGTGATATTTTTCCAATCAATGAAACATTACTACCCTTATTTAAAAGAAAACTTATTTCCTATGTTAATCAAGAAATATATGAAAAAGAAAAAAAAATGTTACGAATTGAAATTAAATAAAAATGGATAACTTAAAAATTTTGGAACAATTAGTTAAGGAAAACCCAAACGATATTGAATTGGGAAAAAAGGTTAGAGAAATGTATTACAACCTAAAAGATAATAAAGATGGGATTCAACAAGAGAATACTCAAAAAGGATAACATCATCAAAAATCTCAATAACTTATCAAGTTATTTATCGGCAGAGGCAATCTTCACAAGTGATGACTTCTCAACGGAGGTTTTCAAAATGTTCTGTGAAGGAAAAACGGAGGATGAAATCATAAAATATATAAACAAAAACAAATGACACAATTAGCAGAACGGTTCCCATTGATTGAACCATTAAGATGTAATCGTTGGATTATTAAATTGGATGGTATGGATATTGAGCCATTCTTATTTAGGAAATATAAAATGTATAATGAAGGTGAAGAAATCATATTCCTAACTGAATTTTATGAAACAGTCCAACAATCATACAACCCAAAGGATTTATTAAATATCGTTGGTGTTACAATTGAATATTTGGATCCTACAGGAGTGGTTATTCAAACACTTAAATTTGATGTTAAAGGGTTAAACTTTGAGATTAAACAATCTTACGGAAAAGATAAACTTCAAATAGTGAAACTTCGGTTTGTGGTGAATAAAGATACAATGAATCTAGGATATCAAGACAAGAAATAATATGGAGTTACTAAAAGGAATGATTTTAGGTGGTGGTGAAGGAAACATTAGTTGGTATCCTGAAAGAATGCACACACTACAAGATTTGATATCTCAAACAAAACCAAAAAATATTATTGAGATAGGATTTAATGAAGGACATTCAGCAATGATAATCTGTAATACATTAACCAAATTAATTCAGGAGGATAGTTCGTATAATAAAAATCCAATTAGATTTTTTATTTTTGATAGTTGCAAATATGGTTGTACAACAACGAACTTTGAGATTATGAAAAACCATTTTGCGAATTGGAATATTCATTTACATTTATTTCCCGGAGATTCAGGAAATACTCTCCCAAGAGTTTTGGATACCGCAAATATAAAATTTGATTTCATTGAAATTGATGGATGTCATTTGGAGGATTGTGTGAGGGAAGATATTAATAATGTTGTCCATTTTGTTAATGATGATGGTATAATTTATTTGGACGATTATAAATCTACGAAGGATCCAACGGAAGGCGTTGATAAAGTAATTGATTCATTTGACTGGAAAGGATTTAATACCTATTATATTGATGGGGTGTTTTGGGCTCACAAAAAGGAAGTTGAGGTGATTATGGAAAAAGATGACGATTTGGTATATAAAAATATGCCACCAATTAAAAAAGAACAAGTGAATCACCCAGAACATTATGGGGGAGGAAATAATGTTTATGAAACCATAAAGGTGATTGACGCTTGGGAATTGGGATTCTCGCTTGGTAATACAATAAAATACATTTCAAGGGCAGGCAAGAAGAATAAAGATAAAGAATTGGAAGATTTAAAGAAGGCAAAATTTTATTTGGATCATTACATTAAAACATTGGAGAATAAATAAAGATGAAATTAACTGAAGAACAAAAAAACCATATTCTCAATTTATATGAGGGTTTAAAAAGTGATGAAAAAACGCTTGGAGAAACATACGAAATAATTGTTGATTTTTGTGTTGACGAATACATCGTTGACTTATCGGATGATGAGAACGGAGATATGTATGAATCGTTTTCAAATGAGGTGTGGGATTTATTAGAGAGTTTGTAATAGAGAAAAATAATGATAGAGACAGGGAAAATAATAAATGGGGATTGTATTGAGGTGATGAAAACATTACCTGAAGGATCTGTGGATTTGATGATATCATCGCCTCCCTATAACGTAGGGATTAATTATGATACACACATAGATACTTTAGATATGGATGTGTATTGGGATTGGACTAAAGAATGGTTAACACAAGCTTACCGATTACTTAAAGATGATGGTAGGGTTTCTATTAATATCCCTTACGAAACTAATGTTCGTGAACGAGGGGGTAGAGTGTTTTTTGTTTCAGAATTTTATCAGATAATGAAACAGGTTGGATTTAAATTTTTTGGAATTGTGGATTTGGAGGAACAATCACCACATAGAAGTAAAACAACTGCGTGGGGTAGTTATATGTCTTGTAGCGGACCATATATCTATAATCCGAAGGAATGTGTAATACTTGCATACAAAAAAAGTCACATTAAAAAGGTTAAAGGAGAACCACAGTGGAAAGGGACACCTACTGAAATTGAACAGGAGGATGGAACCATAAAAAAGAAAGTTGTGTATGAAGAGACAGATAAGAAAGAGTTTATGGAACTTGTTTTTGGTCAGTGGAATTACTTTGCAGATACTAAATCACTCACCAAGGCGACGTTTTCACTTGACATTCCCTCAAAGGCAATCAAAATACTATCCTACAAAAACGATGTAGTTCTTGATCCGTTTGCTGGTAGTGGAACAACATTAGTTGCTGCGGAAATACTCGGAAGAAGATGGTTAGGTATTGAGTTATCACCAAACTATACTGAAATTGCAAAGACAAGGGTTGAATATTTTAAAACTCTTGAACAGATAAAAGAAGACCAACTTTAATAGTTGGTTTTTTTGTTTTATATGGTATTTATAGTATATGAAAATAGTCATCACAGAAAACCAATTTGAAAAATTAAAAAATTCCGAAGAACCAAAAGTTCTTCATATTCTATCATTTGAAATTTTTGGAAATGATTGGGACAAGTTACAAAAATATTTAGATAGAAAAGGAAATCCATTATACTCAATTGGAGGTGATTTAGATTTACGACATACTCCAATTGAATCATTAGGAAATCTAACATCGGTTGGGGGTTATTTATATTTATACGGGTCTGAAATTAAATCATTGGGAAATCTAACATCGGTTGGGGGTTATTTATATTTATACGGGTCTGAAATTCAATCGTTGGGAAATCTAACATCGGTTGGAGGTTATTTAAATTTACGAGATTCTTCAATTAAATCATTAGGAAATCTAAAATCGGTAGGAGGTAATTTATATTTAAATAATACCCCAATATTAAAAAAATATTCTAAAGAAGAAATTAAACAGATGGTTAATATTGAAGGTGATATATATTTATAACATATGAAAATTATCATCACGGAAAATCAAAAACAATCGACACAAGATAAGATAAAAAACCTTGTTAAAAAATTGGGTTGGAATCAAGCGTCCGATATTGTAGGTGGAGTTAAAAACTTAACAAAACTCGGGTTTGATAATAATCCAATGGAGTTCTTAAATATATTTAATGATTTGGATGTTGTTCAGAGTGAAGAGGAAGAAAACTGCACTTTATTCAGATATGAAACTACCAAAAATGTATTTATTTATGATAGAGAAGTTAATGAAATTTATGTCAGTGATAATATAATTTGGGATGTTTTAGAACGAGGGTTTGGAGTATTATATTACGATGTTATATCACTCATAAAGATATGGTTGAGGGAAGTATTTGGTTTTAAAGAGTATATAAAAAATGTTGAAGAGTTTAGCCATATCCCCGATTGGTTAACAGAAATAAATTAAAAAATATGAAAATAATTATCACGGAAAACCAAAAACAATCCACTCAAGATAGATTAAAAAATATGGTTAAAAATGTTGGGTGGGAACAAGCGTCCGATATTGTTGGTGGTCCAGACAATTTATTAAAACTCGTGTTTGATAATAATCCAAGAAAACTCCTAAATCTATTTGATGATCTTAATATGGTTCAGTCAGAAACACATCAAGATTGGACATTATTCAAAAATAAAAAAGGTAAAACGATAATAGTTTACGATAGAAAAGAAAATGTTGTTTTTGTTAGTTTTAATAAAATTTGGTCTTTTTTGGAAATAGGGATTGGGTTAGATCGTGGTGATGTTCAAGGTATTATAAAGAGATGGGTGAGGGATGTGTATGATTTAAAAAATGTTATAGTTGCCGCTGGTCGTTGGGTGGATGTAAATTGATAATAAATTAAAAACCCCACCTCTATTAAAGATGGGGAATCCCATTAATTAAGTGATAACCACTTTGATTTATAATTTCTATTGGTTCCGCAGTATCTACCATAATCATTTACAATAGGTCTACCTGTATTATAACAACCACAAACAACATTCCAATTACCATACTTGTTATGGAGTTTTCTCAATAACTTCATACTAGTTTCAATATTCAATTTGATATCATTCATAATCCTTTGGTTAGGATAATCAACTTTATTGATCCAATCAGAAGTTGAGGGCATAATTTGCATCGGACCAAGTGCCCCAACACAAGATATCCTTGATGGATTATACCTCCAATCAAAAGGACCTCTATATGTTGTTTCCTTGTAAGCCACATTATATGCGACATATTTTGGGATGTTATACTCATCTGAATACTTCTCAATGTATTCATACATCTGAATAGAAATTGGTGAGTTTGGATAACCATATCCCTCATTTGTGAATTTAACATCGGATTGGGGGGTGATAGTTGACATACCTGATAAGGTTATAATGGCGACAACACAACCCATCAAGTAAAACAATTTTAAAATGTTGGATATTCTCATAATGGTTTATTTTGGTGTGTTTGAAAAAATGTTTCTGGCGTATAACTTAAACACCGAAATCCCAATTGAATCTTGATAAACCGTGTAGTCACCGGTTTTCTTGTCAATGATGATTAGATGGTTGTGCTCATCTAACGCCAAATTAACTTGACTACGATTAACCTTAACCATATGGATGGTTGGTTTCTTTGGTCCGTATTTGGTGTTATACGCTGAACCGGCATAAAATCCCGCAAACAACGAAACTCCAATAAACACCATAAACATCACATTTTTAAATAGAGGTTTGAACCTCTTTACAAATTGATTAACTTTCTCTTTCATATTTTAAATTTTAAAGATTTAGACAAACATAAGAATTTTTAAACAATAAAACAAATGGTATTTACATTTTGATTTTAACGAATTAATTAACATTACAAAGTATTTATAATAAAATAATAATATATGACTACCAGTAAAAATAGACAAGTCCTGGTTGAAAGTGGATTAAGAGATATCACATCTCTCGCTAGAAGATACCCAAAAGCGAAAATCTACTTTCACCAGGACCTTTGACTTGACGGAGTAACTACCGCATTAGCAATGAAACACTATCTTGAGAATAAAGGGATAAAAGTTGTTGATGCTGAAATAATACAATATGGTGATAAGGAATTTGCAATTAAGAAGTTAGATGCCGAAGGAGATACAATGCCAATTTTGGTCGATTTTAGTCACGGAAAACCGATGTTTGTTATTCACACCGATCACCACGATACACAAGTCGGGGTTGAGAAAGGAACTTCAATAAATTTTAAACCATCAAGATCTAATGTTCAAACAATATCTCAAACAATATCCCCCAAGGATATTTTTTCACCTGAAGATATTACATTGATAACAATGGTTGACTCTGCGGATTATTTAAAACACGACATCAGTCCCGAAGAAGTGATGAACTACCTAATCAAAGTGGATAAGGATAAGACATTACAAAGAAATAAAATGTTGATGGGATTGGTTGTCAATAAATTATTATTGGCATTTAAAAACAAACCAGGGTTTCTTGAGGAAATAGTTCTAAATGCAAATCCATCCCTATTAAGTATTCTCAACAATATCAGAGGACAAATGTTGGAAAAGGGATATGATAATGTTGAAAACCTTGAAAAAAACAAGGAGAACTATGTCCAAACGATGAAGACATCACCTAATGTAAAAGTTGACGATAAAATTATTGTTCAATACGGAGGAGGAAGTATGTTTAAACCAGGTTCATATGATAGATACACACCATTCAGAAATAATCCTGATGCGGATTTCTTGGTTATTGCTTGGCCGTTAGGGTTAGTTCAAGCATCTGTTAATCCGTTCAAAAAAGAACGATCACTTAAAGGGATTAACTTGGGTGAGATTAAAGATGAGGTATTGGGGAAATGGGAATCACAATTAAAAGATAGAGAAATTCCACTATCAACAATCAAATGGATATCAGAATCAGGTAAAGATTTTGGACCCGAATCGGTTGGATTCACATTTAAAGATTTTAAGGCGTTATATGGGGATAAGTTTAAAGGTGAGACGGGTAAGGAGTTTTTGGATGAACTTGAGGTGATAATGTCAAAACCATTTACAAGTTTGACGGAGGAAGAAAAAACAATATTGGATTCTGTTAGTGTTAATGCTTGGGATTTCATTAAATCTAATAGCGGCGGACACCGGACAATTACTAACCTTTCTGGACTTAATTATATGGGTAGAAGTAAAAGACCACCCCAAGGTAAGAACAAATATAGTGGAGATAATGACGAAGCTGCTTATGTGAAATTCACCAAAATGATACAACAAGAATTTGTTAGAGTATTAAAGGAAAAAATTAAAGAGGGTTAATCAAAGTAAACTCTGTCGCCTTCTTTAATATCATATTTCTTACAGGTTCCACCAAGAACTTCCAATATGGAATCTCCATTGCCTGGATACCTTTCACAAGGTTCAGAGTTACAAGGTTTGCAGTCGTGGTGAATTTTGGACACCTTATTATTACTTATATAGATAATATCCAAAGGGATTATACAATTCTTCATCCAAAATGAATGATTATTACCATTCATCATAAATAACATACCATCAAATGTATCGTCAAATTTTTTACCCATCATACCTTGATGAGTATCTTTTGTCGTTATCATACATTTGACATTGAACAAATTATTATTTATTATTACATCCATATAGATAAATATAATGGCAAATAGAAAACTAAACAAATTTTCAGGAATACTTGTTAGGTGTAAGGATAAATTTTTACTTTGTAAAAGGAGTCCCGATAATTCATTACCAAACATATGGTCAGTTCCTGGTGGTGGAATTGAAGATGGTGAAAAACCTAAAGAAACCGCCATTAGAGAGTTTTACGAGGAAACCGATATTGATTTGAGTGGTGAGGCGGATAACATTAAATTGATTGAAGTCATTAACACATATGATAAAAATGGCGATATTAAAGGTTTAATGTATATATATTTTTATGATTCAGATGTTGAAATATATCCTGACTTGGAGAATGCCAAAGATGGAGATGAACACTCCGAATGTGGATATTTCAATATTGATGATTTACCATTTAACAATCATAAAGATCCATTATTTAAAATAATATTAAAACTTTTTTAAAAAAAATTGTTTTTTGGTTAAGTGTTGGATATTTATGTGATACGAACAACATTCCCTTCTAACTTATTGTTGGTTTAACATTAATGAAATCCCAAAAAATTTCGTAGTTGATTTTTTTTTGGGATTTTTTTATGCCTTATTGTTTTTATTTGTAAATTTGTAATTATGAAAAAACAAAAAATCATATTAAAATGGTTGAACAAGGGGTTTGGTAATCTAAATATTGTCGTTAAAGGTAATATCACATATTATGTTGACAAAGATAAATTACCTTTATTTTTTTATAACCAAGCTTCAGGAACTGGAATTATTAATATTAGTGATGATAGGATATGGTTACTTTTAGAATCTATTTTTGTTATGAATAATCCGGATGTTAGAGAATTATTGAACATATGGTTGAGTCGCACCTATAATTTAAGGGGACGAATACCATTAAGATATGGTATGGTGGGTGAAGATTTTTGGACAACTCCTATAATTTAAAATAATATGAATAAACAAAAAATTATATTAAAATGGTTGAACAAGGAATTTAATGATCTAACTATTGTGATTAAAATTCATAAAACACATTATGTTAATGAAGACGGAGAAATATTGTTTTATTATAAAAATAATATACATGATCGTCTTGTTTACATAAACTATAATAAAATTTGGTTATTGTTAAAAAATATTTTTATTATGACAGACAATGAAGTTAGGAAGTTATTGGAGGTGTGGATAAATGAGACATATGGTTTGACAAAACGCATTCCAAATATGTCAGTATTAATCGGAATAGACGATACATTATAAAAAAAATATTTGGAAATTAAAATAATTTATATATCTTTGTGGTATGAATAAGACGGCATTTAAAATTAGAATTATTAATGAATCGTTTGGTGAATTACTAAATGAAGTATTTATTGACGAGACGCAATTCAACATCTTTTTAAAGATGGTTCACGGATGTTTGGAACTTAAAAATGACTTAACATTCTTCAATGGTAAATCATTCTTGATTAACATTCCATTCCGATTCTTGAAAGATTCCATTATTGTGACGGGAACAAAAGAGATTGATATGGTTGAACCGATTAAAAGTAAAATTGAAGCGTTAGTAACAAAGTAATTATGAGAAAAGTATTATTATTTATTGGGTTGAGTTTTGGTATTCTTTCCTGTCAGAAAGAGAACCCCCAGCCAAACACACCACCACTTCCACCACAACCGATTGTGACTGACACCACGGGAATGGACACAACAATTAATATGGTTGGACAAACTTGGGTAATCACCGGATACAGAATTGGTGGAATAGGAGGAATTACACCCACAAATGATACACTTCATTTTAATACCATTAACCAATACACATTCAATGGTAACCCGGCAACATATTCGTTTTATACAACCGCATCGGCATATAACCTAACAATGAACTACACAAGTTGGGGTAATTTGAGTGGAACTATTTACGAGGGTAATTTAATTAATGGTGTAATAATTGGACTTAAATTTACTGATATAACATTTGGATCTTCAAATCAAACGAATTATTATTTGTGGATGAACAAGATATAGTTTCCTTGTGTCGTATAAACAAGGTGGTGGAGTCGTGATTAATTCAATCCGACCTAAATAAAAAGGAACTTTGGTTCCTTTTTTTGTTTTATATAAGTTTTTTTTATATCTTTGTGGTATGGAAAAAATACTATACATCGTAAGAGGGATCCCTGGCTCGGGTAAATCAACATTTGCAAAAACATTGGTGAAGATAGATTATTGTCATAAAGAAGCTGATATGTTCTTTATTGATAGAGATGGTAATTACAACTTTAAACCATCACAAATAAAAGACGCACACAAATGGTGTCAAGAAGAAATGGATTTCTTAATGAGATTAGATCATTCACCTGTGGCGGTATCAAACACCTTCACACAGGAATGGGAGATGGATGCATATTTTGAACTTGCTAAAAAATATAATTACAAAGTATTCCAGGTCATCGTTGAAAACCATCACGGAAATACCAACGATCATAATGTTCCTGATGATAAAATAGAACAAATGAAAAATAGATTTGAAGTAAAATTATAAAATATGTCAAGATTAGATAAACTTAAAGAACAACACCCTGATTTAAATATCAGTATAATTGATGTGATTGCGAAGGTTGATCCAAGCGATTCGTATAAATACACCGAATTTTTAATTAAATGGTTCAAAGAATTATATAATGATAAGTTATATTTGGGTATTGAACTAATTGGTGAGGATAATGTTGTGGTATTAAATGAATTTGAGGAACATAGTAAATGCAATAGGATTGAGAAAAAAGATATTGGACAACATAAAAGTTTCAAATCGTTAAAGATTGAAGTTGAAAAGGCGGACGAAATTGTAAAACTTAAAGAACTTGAGAAACAAACCAAAAAGATTTATGACGATGGTGATTGGTTGGCAATAATCCCATTAAGTTTTGAAGCGTCAAAATCATATGGTTCAAATACTAAATGGTGCACAACCCAAGAGGGGCATTGGGATAGGTATATTAAAAATTATAAGTTAATTTACCTCATCCAAAGATCCTCGGATGTTAAATACGCCATCTCGGTTAAGAAAGATAGTGATACTGAAATACAGGCTTGGTTAGATAACGATGATGAGATTAGCCCAATGTTATTGGATATTCCATTTGAATTATTTATGGCGTGTAATACCGAGATTAAAAAAAATGATACCAATCTTGAATTAATGGGTGGTGGTAATGATGAAGAGATATCCAGTACTTTGAGTTCTCTTTTTGGAAATCGTAATATGGATTACGACGATATTCGTGTAATGTATGAGAATATAGTTGGTAGAAAGTCCCCCAATCGTTTTGATGTGGAATTACCTGATGATATTTGGGGAAGTAGTAATTCCGATACCAATTATACTAATTTAAAAATCAATAGTTGGGACTAAAATAAAAAATTATGAAATTTAAAAAAATAATAACAACAGGAAGAGTGTTCATTACAAGTGATACCCACTACGCACACAAAAACATATGTCGTGGTGTGACAGATTGGAGAACACAAGATGGTGAAGTTCCGGTAGGTTCTACTCGTGACTTTGAAACCATTGAACAAATGAATAACCGATTGGTGAATGCTATCAACAATGTTGTTGGACAGGATGACACACTAATTATGTTGGGAGATGTTTCATTTGGTGGATTTGAAAACATTGGGATATTCCTTGATAGATTGATTTGTAAAAACATTCATCTCATTCTGGGGAATCACGATACGCATATTGAGAACAACAGAGAAAACATTCAAAGTAGATTCTTAAGTGTTCAACATTACTTGGAGGTAAACATCAATGATAAAAATTTTGTATTGTGTCATTACCCACTTCAAAGTTGGAACGGACTTAACAAAGGTGTTATCCATTTACACGGACACTCACATCTTGGGCATAATAAAAAATTCGGTAACGGAAAAAGAATGGATGTCGGTGTTGATGGAAACGATATGGTTCCATATAGTATTGATGCAATCATTAGGGTTATGAATAAAATACCGGTAGGTTCTGATATGTCAGGTGATCACCATTTGGACGGATTAGTTGGGGTTGTGGGTTAAATCACAACTCCAATATATTTATAAGATATGAGAATTATCATCACAGAAAACCAATTTGAAAAACTAAAAAATTCCGAAGAACCAAAAGTTCTTCATATTCCATCATTTGAAATTTTTGATAATGATTGGGATAAGTTACAAAAATATTTGGATAGAAAAGGAAATCCACCATATTCAGTTGGGGGTAATTTAAATTTACGACATACTCCAATTGAATCATTGGGAAATCTAACATCAGTTGGGGGTTATTTAGATTTAGGAAATACTCCAATTGAATCATTGGGAAATCTAAAATCAGTTGGGGGTAATTTAAATTTACGACATACTCCAATTGAATCATTGGGAAATCTAACATCGGTTGGGGGTAGGTTAGATTTACGAGATATCCCAATTCAATCGTTGGGGAATCTAACATCGGTTGGTAGTTATTTAGATTTAGAAAATACTCCAATTCAATCATTGGGAAATCTAACATCAGTTGGGGGTTATTTAGATTTACGACATACACCAATTAAATCATTGGGAAATCTAACATCGGTTGAAGGTGATTTAGATATACGATATTCACCAATTAAATCATTGGGGAATCTAAAATCGGTTGAGGGTAATTTAAATTTATATGGATCTCCAATTCAATCATTGGGAAATCTAACATCAGTTGGGGGTTATTTAGATTTACGACATACACCAATTAAATCATTGGGAAATCTAACATCGGTTGGTAGTTATTTAGATTTAGAAAATACTCCAATTCAATCATTGGGAAATTTAACATCGGTTGGAGGTAGTTTATTTTTACGAAATTCCGCAATATCAAATAAACATACCAGTCAAGAAATTAAACAGATGGTTAATATTGAAAGTGATATATATTTATAAGATATGAAAAAAAATTTAATCATCACTGAAAACCAATTTGAGGTTATTGTGAATAATCTTCTAATTACAGAAAAACTTGGGGTGCCGGAGAATATTCTTGATAGTGCCACAATATTATACGACATTATTGCACAATATTTGAGAGGACTTAACTACGAGAGTGAGGAATATGTGTATGCGACTAATATAGATTTACAAATTGAGGATGTTATCTTAAAAAGGCTTGAACTTGATGTCAATGTAAATGTGTTTGATTTTTACGAAGGTAAAGCTGAACTTGTATCAATGGGTGTTGGTAGTAGGTTCAGATTTGACAATAAGATTTTAATGAAAATAATTGAGAAAAGTAATAAAATTGAATTAACTTTAAGTTATGGAGTTTCCAAAGATTGGGTGGTATCTGAATTGTATGATAGATTCACTAAAGACAGGGTAGAAACTGAATCAATATTGGCTCACGAATTAAAACATAGGTTTGATAAAGCCAAAAAAACTCAAGATTTGATTGGTAGAGATGCCGAATATCAATCACTCATTTCGGGATTGGAATTTGGTATTCCTGTGATAAGAGATTTTATGAGATATAGTTATTTTATACAACAAGCGGAAAACTTGGTTAGACCTGTTGAATTGGCATCAAGAATGAAACAAACAAATGTTACAAAAGATGACTTCAGAAACTTTTTAGAGAATGATGCGGTGTATAAAGAATTATTACAAATTAAAAATTTCTCATTTGAAGACTTAATTAATCAGTTAAAAGAACAAATGGATGAAATTGACGGACTTTTGGATCATGCTAAAATTAATACCGATAATATGAATGATTCAGGAAAGATAAAAAAAGTATTGGAAATTGTTTATTCTAGTCTTGCTAATGAAAAAGTTAATATATTTGATAAATATACAACGGGTCCTCTTGGTAATTTATTTAGTGGTATTTTTGGTGATAGTTTTAACGACAAAGATGATCCCAAAGATAATGTTAGAAGGAAGTTTATAAATCACGTCGCTAAATATGAAGGGAGAGAGATTCAGTTCTTCAAAGACGAATGTGAAAGATTTAATTATATTGCAACGGGAATGATTAAAAAAATTGGAAAACTATATGATATGGCAAAAGATAACACTGAAATGAACGAATCAATTATTAATTGGGATCTACACCAACAATTGATGGAAAAGAAATACGGTAGGAAAAAAATAGAAACCAAACTTAAATTTAAGAAAAAATAATCTAAACCCCCCTTGTTAAATCTTGGGGGTTTTTTGTTTATATCAAATAATTTATTATCTTTGTGGTATGGAAAAAGAATTTATACCGATGGATTTGGCTTTAAAATTAAAAGCACTTGGATTTGACGAACCTTGTTTTGGGTTTTACTCAACAATATATGATTTAATTATTGGACGAACAAATGGTAAAAAATCTTTGTTTGATTCAGAATGTCTTGCACCAACATTCTCACAAGCATTTAGATGGTTTAGAGAGAAGTATGGATTAAAATTTTATATTAGACAAGATATTTGGAATCATTGGTGTAGTATTATAATGATATCAAAGGATGGTGAGTATGTTAGTATTGGCGAATATAAAACCTATGAAGAAGCGGAACTTACTTGTCTTACCAAACTAATTGAAATTGTTGAGAATGAAAAAACCCTGTAAAGAATGTCCCCACCTTATCCGTAATCGTCATAATGATATGATTGTGGAGTTCGGTGAGAGAACCGGTAAGAAACACAATTGTCATATGACGGAGGGGAAAAAAGATTTGTGGAATGTAACGGATAAAAAATTGGAGTGTTATGGGTCAAAAGAAAGTAGAAACTAAATTTGGGACTTATATGGAAACAGAAAGCTCAACAAAACTAACCGGTGATAAAATCACAAGGTTTGTTGAAAGATTGAAAAAAATTGGAATTGAAGTTAAACTTGTGGGTAACTATCCCTGGGTTTATATTAATGAGATATGTGGTGTCAGAGTAAAAGAAAAGTTTGAGGGAAATCACGGGTTTACATTAATCTTCCTACCGGTTAGAAACGATAGTCCACCATCTGAATTTACAGATATTAGTGAGATATTTAAATTAATTAGGAAATACACAAATAAAAAATAATAATTATGAGTAAGCTCTTTTTAGATGACTTTCGCAACCCAAAGGACGCAATAAATTTGGTTCCGACTAAATTTAATAAATCTTATTGGGGTGATGATTGGGACATCGTTAGAAACTACGACGAGTTCGTTCAGTATATAAAAGATAATGGAGTTCCGGAGTTTGTGTCGTTCGATCACGATTTAGGGGATTTATCCTATGAAATACCGGCAAATGAAATTTTAAAAATGTCTGATGACGATATGTTGAAAAATTTTGGTGTAATTGAAAAAACAGGACTTGATTGTGCTAAATTCCTTGTTGAATATTGTGTGGATGAGAATGTTTCATTACCTAATTATCTCGTCCATTCGGCAAATCCTGCGGGGAAAGAAAACATTGAAAAATTTTTGGAAAACTCAAAAAAACATTTAAACATATAATTTGGTGGTTTAGATTATTATTATTAGTTTTGTCGTATGAAAAAATTAAAACAATTTAGTTATTACATTGACTATGGTAAAGACAGGGGAACGCAATATTATATTATGGCGTCTTCACAAAAACAAGTTGTGGAAATGTTGAATAGTATTGGAAGATATGTGACTATAAATGATGTGAAACATTATTTTTATAAGGCTTGGGGTAATAATGGTGTGGAAATAATGAAAGATATTGAAATTACAGAACCTAGTGTTTATGTGGTAAAACTGGAGGGTATGTTTGGTAAGATGGTAGGAACACCAACAAAAATGGTATAAAACAAAGATTATGAACTTGAACAAATTAACAATGGATGAACTTATCTCATTAAGAAATGAGATTGATGGAAAAATACAATCCTTTGAGGATGGGTATCTCTATATTTGTTCAGTTCGTCAATATGGTAGTGTGTGGGAAGAAAAACCAAATAGTTTATACGCTTTGAGGGAACTTTGTGATTCATATAATGGAGACAATGGTATTGTTGATGTTTACACTAACAACCCCAATTTAGCATTTCCCGAAATGGAGTTTTACAATTATGGTGACGTTATGTATATTAAATCTGAGGGTGATTACCGTGACTGGGTTAAATACAATAAAGAAAAAAACTTTGTTGAAGATGTAACCAAAAGAGTTGATGAGTGGGAAGAATGTAAAGATAAACCATTAAGATACAGACCTATGTTTGCACCCATTTGGACAAAAGAGGAGGTTGATGAAATGACCAAAGAGTTTGAAAGTAAGACTTGGGACTTTACCGAACCAAGATCTATGAAGAAAAATTATTTTGAGGACGACGTTGAATAAAAATATGATAGAAACACCATTTAATTATACAGGATCAAAGTTCAAATTGTTAGAACAATTATTAACTGAATTTGATTACACCAAAAAAACATTTGTTGATGTTTTTTGTGGTGGTGGTTCTGTATACACAAACGTTTTAGATAGATATGATAGGGTAATAATAAATGATATCATTTCAGATTTAATTGGAATCCATAATGGGTTAATGTTATCAGATAATATTATTGAGATTACTAAAACACTATGTCCTGGTAAAGGTAATCCGGAAGGTTATGCTAAACTAAGAGAAGATTATAACACAAACCCAAGTCCTGAAAAACTATGGGCATTGATGTTATCATGTACAAATAACATGATGAGATTTAACCAAAAGTTTAAGTTCAACCAAACTTATGGTGATAGAGGTTGGAATAGTAAAACAGATACCAAAGTAGAAAAGTTTGTAAACCACATTAGAAACCATGTTAGTAAAGTTGAATATCTAAGTAATCATTTTGAAGATTTGGAGTTTAACCAAGACACCATGTTATATATCGATCCACCATATTCAAATACCGAAGCGGGTTATAACGCTTTTTGGAAAAAAGATTATGATTTAAAACTTTATAATTGGATTAAAGATAAAGACAGTAAAGGTTGTTCTTTTGCCGTATCAGGTTCATTATCTCACGACGGTAAATCTTGTTTGTTATTAGATATGTTAATTGAAGATGGGTATACTTGTGTTGAATTTGAATACGATTATAATAAAGTATCAAGGGTCGGTAAAAAAGAAACCAAAGAAGTTTTAATTAAAAATTATTGAATAATTAAAAAATAATTTATATCTTTGTGTCATGAAATATTTAGGAGTTAGTTTGATTTATTTAGGGTTCTTTGGGTTAATAGGGACCGCATTATATATTACCCAAAACGCAAATTGTTTGTGGGCTTTATTATTAACACCATCTATAAAAAGTAACGATTAAGATTATGGAATTTGAGGCATTTGAAAGAGCAAAAAAAGTTAAAGAACAACTTGATAGATTAGAAAATCAGAAGTATAAGTTGGAAAGATCTCTTAAATCTTGTTTTTTGGGTGCAACAATCACATACTCAACAGGAGGGGGATCCGGTGAAGTTATTCTTTATAATAAAGAAGCAATTAAAGAAATGATTTCTAAAGAACTTGAAAGATTAAAAGGAGAAATAGGATTAGTAAAAGAAGAATTTGAAAATATATAAAAATGGAAAATTTAAATAGTGTTGCATATGTTGGTAAGATAGGTTCAGTATCTGAAATACCAAATGCGGATAATATAGAGTTAGTTACTGTTGGTGGGTGGAATGCCATAACACAAAAAGGAGAATATCAGGTAGGTGATTTAGTTGTTGTTGCAACTACAGATGCGGTTATACCGCAAGCATTATCTGACTTGATGGGAGTTACTAACTACCTCCGTAAAGGACAACGAGTTAGAACCGTAAAACTTCGTGGAGTTTACTCTGAATGTTTGTTAATACCATTCAAATATTTGGAACCAAGATCAATGGTGAATAATGTATTTGAGGGTGATGATATGATGGTGGTGTTGCGTGTTACCAAATACGAACCACCAGTTAAAACCGTTCAGTTAAGTGTTGGAGGTAGAAAAGTGAAATACCACCAAAACCCAAACTTCCACGTTTATTACAAGTTTCCTAATCAAAAGAATGTTCCTGATATGTTTAATGAGGAAGATGAGGTTGTTATAACTCGTAAGTTACACGGAACCAATGCTAGATTTGGTATCGTTAGAAAGAAAAAACTTTCTTTATGGGATCGTGTTAAAAAGTTCTTCGGTAATGAGTGGGCATCGTTTGAATATGTTTTGGGTAGTCACAACGTAGAAAAGGGATCTGACTCACAAGGGTTTTATGATACTAATGTTTGGGAAACCATAGCGAACAAATACGACATACGAGCAAAATTGTGGGAACACGTAAAAGATACTTACGAACCATTTAGTTTATCTGGGGGTTTTGTTATCTATGGTGAGATATATGGTGCGGGAATACAAAAAAATTACGAATATGGTTTAACCGATGTTAAGTTCGCAGGATTTGATGTTGAAGTTGATGGTGTATACCAACCATACCTTGAAGAAACCGCTCATTTTAATTGTCTACACTTACCACAGGTTGAGTTGTTATATCAAGGTAATTGGAGTAAAGAAGAACAAGACAAATATGTCTTCAACAATTATATAAAAGGAACTAAAGTTCCCCACGAAGGTATAGTTGTTAAATCTGTTACAGGTGATCGTAGAAAAGTGAGTAAAGTAATAAATCCCGAATATTTGATATTTGGTGAAAAAAATAATGTTGGTGATTCCCATTGATGGAGTCACCTTTTTTTCTTAACTTTATAAAAAAATAAAATATGAGTTACATTAGTATTGAGGTTGATTTAGATGACATCTATAGTGAAATGGGTAGTAGGGATAAAAAAACAATTGCCCAATGGTTATACGATGAAGGAATTTTAGATGATCATTCGGATCCTGAAATAAGAAAAATGGTTAGAGGTGATGTAGAATCGGATGGTGAAAAATATTTGAGAGATGATCTAACTAAAATATGGAACTCATATTATCAATTAACCAAAGAAGAAGAAGAAGTAATACAAAAAATTGCAAATAGATTATAATATGAAACCAATTAGATATCATGCCGACTTTTTTGTCAACCGACTTGTAACCGAATGGTTAAAGAATGGTAAATTAATTATTGGTTGTGATCTTGACGATACAATCATACCTTATAACAATGAATTAAAAGAACATTGTCAAAAAGTGGTTGATTTAATTTTGGAATGTCAAAAAGAAGGTATTATATTTTTAATTAACACCGCAAGAAGTAAATCACAATTACTACGCACAAAAGAACAAGTTGAGAGTTTAGGGATTGAAGTTCACGGTATAAACGAAATGCATCCTGAATGGACCGTTCCGTATGGTTTGAATGGTAAGATATATGCGAATATATTTTTGGATGATAGAGGGGGAATAAAATGTGCTTACTGGAATTTAAGTGAAGCATTGTCAATAGTAAAAGAAAACAGAAAAAATGGATAAAATGGGAACAAAACAAATTATTTTTGGTGTATACGAAAAATTAGACGGATGTGATTCGTATACCGGATTTTTTAGATTTGAGGAAGATGCTAAAAAAGAACTTAAATCTCAAATGGGTAGAATTAAAGAAGATTCAGGGATGGAAAACCTTGAATTAAAGAACGACAGAGTTGTTAAAGTTGACGGTAGAGTAGAAGAGATATTTTTCATTATCCATCCAATTGTATTAAGATAAGATTATGGGACTAAAACAATTAAAAGAACAAAATCCTGAACTCAATATCAATATTATTGATTTAATTTCTGAATTTGATCCAACTAAAACAAAAAAATTGACACCATTTCTATTGAAGGTGTTAAAAAATCAATTTGAGGCGGAAAAACTACATATGTATTGGGGTGATGGTCATAAAGAAATGACGGAAATGTTGTCAAAAGTTAAACAATTTCCGTTAATAAAAATAAACACCGCCAATTGGATTTTTCAGTGTTTAGGGGTGGTTAATTTAGAAAGATTGACATTATTTGCCGACTATCTGGAAAGAGGATTGGTTGATAATAAAGATGTCACAACATATAATTCTTTTCAAGACATTATGGTTGAAATTGGAATTGCGTCAACTAAAGAGATGTTGAAAAAATCCAAGAAAGATATTATGATCGTTCACGATGATGATGAGTGGTTATTTTTTAAACCATTAACCCACGAAGCCGCAATGACATATGGTTTTGGAACAAAATGGTGTACCTCAATGAAACACGAACCTGAATACTTTTATAGATATTCAAGTCAAGGAGTATTAATTTATATAATTAATAAAAAGACAAATAGAAAGTTTGGATCACATAGTAATAATGATGTTAGAGTCGGTATTTATGATGAAATAGATAATCATATTGATTCATTTGAAACTGGGTTACCAAATGAATTAATTAAAAAACTTTATGATTTGTCAGATATCAAAACAAATGTTAGTAACTATGATTTGTTCTCCGATTCAGAAAAAAGTAAAAGTCGTTTATATTATAATAGATTGATGAATGAGGAAGTCGGTATTGAGCCGCCAATTAGGCTTGTGGGAAGGTATGAGCCGGTTGACAATGTTATGGTGACAATGGTTCCTAATGGAGATTTAATGATTCCGGATAGACCGGAGAGAGATGAGACACATACCGAAGTTGTGAATAATAATTTTGGAGAACCAATCCCAAGAATTATTCAGATGCCATCACTATTGGATATTGAAAGAATTGGTAATCGTGTACGAACTTTGAGAGACCAAATCCAAGATTCAATAAATGATGCAACACAAAATGAAAAATTTGTTGATTTACCATAATTAAATTAGTATTAAGTAAAAATTTTTACTACATTTGCTAAATGATAATGGGTAGAAGAAGATATAGGATGGTTGTTGATGAACAAAAGAAAAGATTCATAATTGAAAAAAAAGTGAATCTTTTGTTTTGCAATTATTGGAGTAGGAAATACCTACGAAATGATGACGAATCCTTTTATCACACTGAAGAACATACTTTGGCTAGAAAAATTGTTAATATATTAAATGGAAATGAACATCTTGTATAATAATACCGACGACAAGTTCAAAAACTTACTCGGTAAAAAAATTGAATTTATTGATAAACGGGGTAAAAAAATAAGTGGAATCTTGGATTTTGCCGGAATCAACGAAAAATTACATAATAAATTTCAAGTTACGGTGGGTAGAACACCATACTGGCCTGTCAATCCAAAAACTATTAAAGAAATAAAATCTTAATTACCTATTGACACAACAAAATTAAATAACTAAACTTTCAA